CTATTTTTTTGTTTAATTTATTTAAACAAACTTTACATGTTACGTATTCTTTATTTGAAGTTGAATCGTTTACTTTATTCCAATCAATACCACATAAAGTTTTTGAAATTATAAATTTTGTATTCCATTCTGAGCCTATATAATGTATCATAAAAAATTATTTGTTTGTTATTATATTGCAAATATATAAATACTTTTTTTAATAAAAAAACTTTTTACTAATTATTTTGTATTGGTTCTTGAAAAACTGCATCTTTTACCGTTGTCATACACCAAAGAATTGCCGTCTTTTATCGTTGTGTAAAGCAAAGAATCTCTACTGCTAAAATAATCATTAATGTTAATATTTTCGTTTATTGCCTCTAATTTACGTTTAGATAATTCCTCTTCAAAATCCCTTTTTAACTCCATAAATAAATTAATACTTTCAGCGGTGGTTTTATCTCTGAATAATATAATTTTTAAATCTTGTAAATTTTCGTTTTGGTTTTTAATCCCTGTTAAAATATTCCAATAATTTGTTAATCTGTTTTTCATAATTTAAATTTTAGTTATTATTTCATTTTCTGTTAAAATTAAATCTTTTTTAATTAACCCTTTTTCTTTTAAAATTGTAGCAAGGTTTACAGCTTCCTTTAAATTGTATTCCTTTTTCTTTTGGTAGTGTAATGCTTGTGGGCTTACTCCTGTGTACTTACTTAACCTATATGCGGTTAAATCTGTTTGTCTTAATAATTGTTCTATTGCATTTGCCATATTTATAATTTTAAAATTTCTTGTTTTACTTCTTGCCAATATTCTAAATCTGCATCTTCAGGGCAATCTGAATGAATTGAATATTTATTTATAACTTCAATTATCTCATCAACTGCTATTAATGCACATTGTTTTGCTGTTTTCCAATCTCTTTCTAATATTACTCCAAACTCTATTGGCTTAATAGTTTCTGCATAATTTTCAACTAACTCAATTGCTTTTTCTTTTGGTGTCATTTTATCTGTTTTTTAAGGTTTTCAATAGTTTTTTCTAACTCGCTGATATAGTTTTCAATTTTAATAAATGCTAAACCTAATTCGGTTTGTGCCATTACTTCAGCGTCTACTAATTCGCTACAATAAAGCTCGTGCATTTCTGCTCTTAATTCTTCTAATTTAGTTGCCATTAAATAAATCATTTAAATTATTAACACTTAACTCTTTTTCGCTTGTTTCTTGTAATATTATTCCCGCATCATATATTTTTAAATTAACCCAAGCCATTTCTTGCTCAAGCGTTGAAATTAAATTACTACCTAATGCAGAGTATTGTAATTTGAAATCTTTTAATTTCTTTTTGTTTTTTTCTGATAATCTTTCAAATAAATTTTTCATAGTCTATTTATTTAAAAAAAGTTAAATAAGCCTTATACGCTTCATATACTGCTTGTATTTGTTTAAAATCTTCTGTATTACGTTGAGTTTTATAAATTTCATCGCTTTCAAAAAAAACATCCCATTCCTCAATAGTTTTTTCTTTGCAACCTATTTTTATTTTATTGCCAATAATTGAGTGATTCCATTTACAAAAAATAGGTAAATATGCTTTATCTTTATTTTTGGCTGAACGCAAGTCGGCTGAATACAAGTTGGCTGATTCCAAGTTGGCTGAACGCAAGTCGGCTGAACGCAAGTCGGCTGAACGCAAGTCGGCTGAATACAAGTTGGCTGAACGCAAGTCGGCTGAACGCAAGTCGGCTGAACGCAAGTTGGCTGAACGCAAGTCGGCTGAATACAAGTTGGCTGATTCCAAGTCGGCTGAACGCAAGTCGGCTGAATACAAGTTGGCTGATTCCAAGTCGGCTGAACGCAAGTCGGCTGAAAGTAAAGAAACCTTTTCTTTTACCGCTTTTTCTACTGCATCTTTAATAGTTGCATTTTCTGATTCATAGGTAAATAATACATTACCAAAAATACTTTTAATTTCAATTTTTGTTTTCATAATATTTTTTTTTTAAATTGTTATTTGTTTGTTATTATGGTACAAATATAAAACGTTTAATTTTAATAAAAAAATTTTTTACTAATTATTTTTAAAATTCATGCAAAAAAATGTCTTACAATTACGTAAGACATTGAAAATATTGATAAAATAAAAATAAAATAAATTATTTTAGTTAAATATTTTTTTATTAAAAATAATATTTGTACATTTGCATTGTTATATTATATAACGTTTTCGGGCTTGGCGAAGTGGCTGAACACAAAACTTCAATATAATTACGAATTTTAAAATTAAGATAAAATGTCAAACGAAGCACTAAACGGCAATTTTGCCAAACCCGTGTTACAAGACGGTTTTTTGTACATAACTGTAATGTTTCCTTATCCAAGTGGAAGCGGTTTGCATTGCGGACATTACTACAATTATGCAATTATGGATAGTTATTGCAGATACAAAAAGTTTATCGGAAACCAAGTGTTTCAACCATTTGGTTATGATGCTTTTGGTTTACCTGCTGAAAACTACGCTAAAAAAGTAGGTCGTGATGCAAAAGAAATTACTTATGAAAATATAAATAATTTCAGAAAACAAATGCAGTCAATGAATACTAATTATGAGGAATTATTGATTACTTCTGATAAAGAGTATCAAGAAAAAACACAATGGCTATTTACCAAATTATTAGAAAATGGTTTAGCTTATAAAAAAGATAGCGAAGTAGATTATTGCAATAGTTGTGAAACTACATTGGCTCGTGAGCAAGTTAAAAATAATAAATGTGAGCGTTGTGAAACTGAAATATCAAAGAAAAATTTAAACCAATGGTATTTTAAAACAACTTGGTACAAACAAAGATTGATTGATAATTTAGATAAAATAGATTATCCTGAAAGCACTAAAAAACAACAACGTGAATGGTTGGAAAATTTGCACGATTGGTGTGTTTCTCGTCAAAGAAATTGGGGTTGTCCAATTCCGTTAGACAATGAAACTGATACTTTAGATACGTTTGTAGACAGTAGTTTTTATTTCATTACTTACTGTTTAATCAAAGGAATAAAACCAAAACAAGTTGATTTGTACGTAGGCGGAAGTGAACACGCTTGTATGCACTTAATTTATGCACGATTTATAACAATGTTTTTGTTTGATATTGGAGTAATTGATTTTGAAGAACCATTTAAAAAAGTAATTCATCAGGGAATGATTTTGAATAATGGCGAAAAAATGAGTAAATCAAAAGGTAATATTATAAATTTAGATAACTATGATAGTGATGAAATTCGTTTTTATTTGATGTTTATCGGTCATTATTTTGATGGTGGAAGTTGGTCAGATAAAAATATAATTGGAGTTCAAAGATTTATTAAAAAAATGGCAAATTGGTTGAATAAAAGCGGAAATGAAACTATTGATTTTGCTACATTCAAGAAACAAATTTTTGACTATACTGAAAGTTTCAAATTTAATAAAGTAGTAAGTTCATTTATGATTTTGTTGAACCAAAACAAAAACAAAAGTTTGTCAGACGATTGCAAAAATGAATTGATTTCACTTTTAGAGATTTATATGCCAAATGTCAGAACTAAACTTTCTGATTTACGAGAGGTTTCTGAAACTGTCTTGTAACGGTTTGCAGATTGGCGGTCGTTTTAATGCCGCCAATGTGCTGTTATAAGCTGGCACGGGTAATTTAGTAGAAACTTAATTTTAAAAGATAAATAAAAATGGAAGCACCAAAAGAATTTAAAGACCTAATAGGCACAAAACAAACACTTGGAGGTGGATTGTTTGGACAAAAGGAAACCCCAATGCAAGAGTATGATGTACTTGATTGGCGATGGGGAAGCGCACAAGTAATGAATATGAAAACAATGAAGGCAATACACCCGACTGTTGAATTACTTGTGAAAAGGGAAGGAATGAAAGCAAGTAGATGGACAAGGGGTTTTCCTTGTCGAAGTGTTGATTTGAAAGACGAGGATTAGTGCTTGCTGGTAACGGTTGCGTGTATGGGCTGGCGGCTTTTTCTGCCGCTTGCTTATACACGTTGTTACCAGCTGGCACGGATTATTAACAACAAAAGCTAATTAGATGAACGAAACAGTTTTAAATAATTTTTTGAGGGATGGCAAAAACGGCTTTGCCGAAGAATTTAACGTATTATCATTATTCGATGGTATGAGCTGCGGACAAATTGCCCTTAATAATGTAGGATTGAAACCTACACGATATTATGCAGCCGAAATAAAGAAACACGCCATACAATGCACAATGGATAATTTCCCTGATACTATTCAGATTGGAGATGTTACAAAAGTGAAAGGCCAAGATTTACCAAAAATTCATTTATTGATTGGAGGTAGCCCGTGTCAAGATTTTAGCAGGGCAAATAGTGTAAGGGATGGATTGAAAGGAATGAAATCAATGTTATTTTATGAATACATAAGATTACTGGAAGAAACTAAACCCGATTACTATTTGCTTGAAAATGTGATAATGGATGATTTAGGTTATAATACAATATCTGAATTATTAGGAACTGAACCTGTAAGACTTTGCGGAAGTAGAGTAAGTGGTGCATTGAGAGATAGATTATTTTGGACTAATATCGGGCCTGAAACTTTTGATTTATTTGGAAACAGAAAGTGTGCAATACCACAACCGAGAGATAAAAAGATAATGTTAAATGATGTTTTGGAATACGGATATTCTGATAAAAAGAAACACACTTGTTTAAATACAAGTTGTGGCCGAGACGCAAACCAAAGGTATATGTTGCATAGATACGCTACTACTGGAATGACTACCATTATTTATACGGATGAAACAATGGATGAAAGTAAAGGAGTAAGATATTGCACACAAACGGAACTTGAAAGGCTGCATAATATACCCGAAGGATATACAAGAAATTTAAACAAGGCACAAGCGGGCAATTTGATTGGGGATGGATGGACTGTTGGAATAGTTGAACATATCTTTTCTTTTTTAAAAGGGGAGGAAAAAAAATTATTTAAAACTGAACCGAAATGCTTAATCGAAGAACGTCCGTAGTGCTTGCTGGTAACGTTTTGCAGATACACGCTGTGAGCGTTGGAATGAGGGAGGGAAATAGCGTGTATGTGCTGTTATGCTCTCGTTTTGCGTGGGCAGGATTAACGAAATTATTAACTTAAAAAATAGAAACAATGTTTAAAAAAAGAAACTGGACAAAATGGGAACACGTAATGTTTGTAGAAGATTTCCGAGCAGGAATTAAAACCTTTGAACTATTAAGGCGTGTTGATTTAGATAGCGGAATTACTAAATGGAAAAGGGTTTATGTAAAACAATGCGTTCATTCACTTACTCACTTTCTTACGAAGTGGTGGGAGGGAAAGCAAAATGGAGCATAACGGTTGGGTATTGCCGAAGGCAGGGATTTGAAAGACAAAAGTTTAGATTTAAAAACAAAATTAACAAATACAAACCGAACATAGAGTTAAGCACTAAACCGCAATAGAGCAAAACCGATGTTATAAAACGTTTTATCAATGAAATTAAATGAAAAACAAATAAATGAAATACATAATATTTTTCAAATAGCAGAGAAATTTGTGTCTAAAATAACAAGAAAGTCATCATTTGATATTGGTTATGTAAAAATAAAAAACAAATGGTTATTAGGATTTCATTTAGAATTATACGCACGAAATAATAATAAACCTAAACACGCAGATATTCAATTTTGGATTGGAGAAGTAAAAGATTTTAAAAAAGAAACAATTGATTTATTTTTAGAAGATTTTGAATACACAGAAAAAAATGGATTAGAAATAGAAAATTTAAAAGTTTCTGAAATAGAAAAATATAAACTTCAACTTTACGACATGGTTTCAAAAAATGTTTTATAACGGTTGGGTATTGCCGAAGGCAGGGATTTGAAAGACAAAAGTTTCAACCTTGCACAAATGCCCAATAGAAGTACAAACGATTAATTAACCGAGAATGCCCTGCTTTTGGCAATACCTTGTTAGGTGCAGTGCTTTTCACAAATTTTGAAATATGGAATACACAGAAGAAATTTTAAAAATAGCCAAATTTATGGGATTAAACCCAATTAAAGGCTTTAATGAACACACAGGCAATCATTATTATTACTACAATAATGCTGAAATGCAAGATTACGAAGGATTACCATTTTATGATAATTGGAATGAAATAATGCCTGTTGTCATAAAGATTGAAAGTTTTGGTGGTGATGAAAACGAGTTGGATATTTTTGATAATTGTGTTCAACTTGGTGATGAAGAATTTGTCGGAAAAACAAAACTTGAAGCCGTTATTAAAGCTGTCAATTGGTGGGTGTCGCAGCATTGCACCTAACTATTGGCTAAACGCTATAAAAGTAATACTTATCTATGCCACGCCCTATAAAATATAATAAACCTCGAACTATTAAATTTTCAGAAGTTCAAGATAATACGCTTAATAAATTAGCAAGTTTTAATATAAATGTAGCTGAATTTATTAGACAAGCTATATCCGAAAAGCTACAAAGAGAAAAAATAGAAATTATTAAGCCAAAAGAAAAAAATATCTGTCCTTTTTAAAATAATTTAACAAAGTAATTCAAACCTATACGCTTTTCATTATCAAATCCAATACTTAAAATATTGGATTTTTTATTTTGAATACCAATTGAAGCATTAAATAATGGTGCGTTAAATTGACTATTATTGCTTACTCCAAAAACTACAAAGTATTTATTTTTTACTTTTGGCAAATCTACTTCTATATTTTGTGCTTTAATAACATAATCAAAACGCATTTGTTTTATTTTTCCCACAACTTCTCCGCTTACATAAGCATCAATATTGTTATCTTGAAATCGTTCTTTAAAAGCGTTTATTTCTATTGCTTTGTTATACGCTTCTATTTGTTGCAAACTATCCATTTTTAAAAATTCCATTTGCATACGATTATTTTCTTCAAATAATTTATCTATTTGAGAAACGTAAAAACCTACTCCAGCTGTATCACTTACTTTTTTTGTTATTGGCACGTGTACAACATTGGTTTTGATTATTGCTTTTCCTTTGATTTCTTTGGTTTGTATTTTTATCTTTTCTGCAATTTTTGGCTCTGGATTGCAACCACGAAAAAATAGCACTCCTAATAATAATATCCACCCAAACCATTGGAATATATCTACTAAATTAATCTTCTTTTCCATAGTATTTATTTTCAAATTCAACGTTGTAACCTAATTCTTTTAAAATTGCGTGTAATGCTGTTTGAACATCATCTCCAACATATCCATTATCAAATATTTCAGGGTTGGGGTGTTCTAATTCTTTATCGTTTAAAAGTAATTTTGTGCCAAATGTAGTACAGCAACCGTCCCCGCAAGTGTAATCCCATTCCTCAAAAGTTATTTTAATCTTCTTTTCCATTTACAATATCTTTTAATTGATTAAGTATATTTTCGTATTTGTTTCCCCAAAACATATTGCAATTATTAGCGTCTTCTTCTCTGTTAAAATTACAATAAGATTGCCAAAATTCTGAAGCTGGTGCTGTAAATCTATAACACATTAATCTTGATGGACATTTATTGTCCTTGCATTTAGCTATATCACTCATCTGCTAACTCTTTTATTGCATCGTTAATACTTTCTTGTTTGTAACCTAACTGAATTAATAAACCTGTAAAAATATCAAACATTTCTACCACTTCAAAATCATCGGTTTGAGTTTCTACTGTGTAAGTAGTTCCGTATTTTTTAATTTCTATTTTCATATTTCAATTTTAAAATTTTATGATATACTTTGTTTACTGATTCTTTGTTGCAACCCATTTTATAATAGTAATTTAATACTCTTTGTATTCTTTGTAAGTTTGAATATTTTTTTACATTCATAATTTTAATTATTTAAAACCCATTCAAGGGTATTTATTTTTATTTTAATTTCTTGTACCTCAATAATGCTATTTGAATAACCATTAAAAATATCTTTTTGTAATTGTTCAAGTTCAAAATGTAACTCAACTAATTCTGATTGTATTTTTTCTTTTGTTTTCATATTTAAAAAATTATAGGGTTAATACTTTTTTGGTTTTTGTAATAATTATAAATAACAAAACTGCTATTTGTATTTTTGAAATTAGTTTTAACCCAATCACTTGGTGGAGAAAAAGCCCCAAAGTTTTGATATTCAAAAGCACTTGAAGAAGTAAAATCTAATAGTAATTGGTGGCTATCACCTTTGCTAAATTCAATTTTGTAATTATGTAGCTTATATTCGTCAATATAGTTTTTAATTTTTTCAATTTGTACTGCGTCTAAATGTGGTTTAAAGCCAAACTTCATATTTTTATCATCTTTACCATGAGTTAAAATAAAACATCTGTTTTCTACGATATAATGGTCGATAAATTTTCTTTGATTGACTACCTTAACATTTTCGTATTTAAGCTCTATATACGCTTTAAATGCACTATTAACGATATATCCAAAACTTCCAGCGTGGTTGTCATTACAAATATTAATACATTCTATATTATTATAGTAAGGAATTAAAGCATCTATTAAACGTATTTTAAAACTTAATCCTACATCAAATGCTTTTTGATTATCCATATTTTGCGGTAAACTATGCCCTCCACGTGTAGTAACTGCATCGTAACCATCCATAAAATCGCCTAATTCATGTATGTGCAAAGTATCGGATTGTTGATTAATTAAAGTTTGCGAAACCATAGTTGCTAAACGCTTATCTACTTCTGCTTCATTCCAGGCACCATCATATAAACTATATCCGTTTTGGTTTACTTCCATTCCAATATGTACATCGGTATAAACTAATCTATCAAATATTGATAAATCTAATTTACGTTTTATTTTAGGTAATTTAATTGGAGTTATTAAATCTTTAAAAATGTTAGTAAAATCAATTTCTTTTTCTACTTCTTTTTCAGGGTCTACAAAGTTAGGATTTTTAACAAAAATACTACTTTTCTTTGTTTTAAACCACAAATGCTTAACTGAAGTATTTGGTACGTCTAATTCATCTGTCGCATCAAATACGCCCTCGTGTGTGTCTAATAAACGCTTTCTATTTCTTTTAACATAAGTGCGAAGTAAATCTAAATCTTTATTAAATGAATTACTATCATTTGTGTTTAATAGTTTCCTTGCAATTTCAGTATCGGTAGAGTTTCGATTATCTTGCAATAAATCGGTTAATTGTGTATCGTAATTTTTCCATTTTGAAATTCCCATAATTATTTTGTTTAAAAGTTTGTCAAATATAATAATTTTTTTTATATTTGCTACTTCATAATTAAGTTTAGAGTTAATAGTTAAGAAAAAACCCTTGCAATATTTGTAAGGGTTTTTTTTGTTTAAATTTTTTTATATTCTGTTTTGGCATCAAAACTTGGACAAGCTTTTAATACTCCTTTAAAATCTTTGTGTCCTTGTACTATTGCATTAGGGGATTTTTTTTTAGCTTGTTTTATTAGATATAATAAACTTTCTTTTTGTTTTGGTGTTCTAGTATCTTTTGGCTTTCCTTTTTCGTCTATGCCTCCAATATAACTAAAATGTATTGAATTAGAATTATATCCTTTAACACCGTTTGTAATTTGTTCGTAATTTGCTAATTCGTGTATAATTCCATTTGCATCAATTAACCTATGATAACCTACAGATTTCCATTTTAATACATCTTTCCAATAATTTAAAATTGATTGTTTAGTTGCATTTGGTTGTGTAGCTGTACAATGTATAACTATGTATTTTATTTCACGCATATTATTTAATTAAATCAATATCTTCTTTTACTTCTTTTGCTCTGTTTAATAATGTTTTTAACATTTTCCAAATATCAATTTTTAAAGCAGCTTCTATATTTTCTTTAATACTTACAAGCTCAATAAAAATTAAAAGTATTGCTACTAATTTGGTAAACATAAATTGAATTGTAAAATGTTGAGTAACAAACTCGTTTAATAAAAATTTATCAATTATATATAACATAATTATAGTAAGCTGATATAATAACATTTTACTTATAACGTGAGATAATTTTCTACTTTTAATGGAAACCCACCCATTTAGTTTTATGCTTTTAAATACACCTGTAAACGTATCTAAAAATATAACAATACCTACCGAAATAAGTAAACCTTGAATAGGTGCAAAAAATAAAGCTAATCCTGTAAATATATAATTAAGATATGTTTTCATTACTAATCAATAATATGTTTTATTTTAATAAATTTACAACTTCGTAACCAGCTTGTTCAAGTGCAACTTGCGTATAATATAACGCAGTTTCAATAGTTTGAGTTTCGCCTTTTTGCAATTCTACTGTAATGTTACCATTTGGTACGTTTGTACTAATTTCATTCGCTCTCTCTTTGAAAGCTTTTATACTTGCGTAGTTTGATGTGGCAATTTCTAAAGTAGTTCCGTTTGCTCTACCAGCAAACTCGATTCTACAATACACTTCAGGCATTTCAATAGTTGTGCCAGTAATAATAATTTTTGTTGTTTCTGTTGATTTTACTAATAATCCCATTTTGTTTTTGTTTTAAATTATAAATTGCCATCCAGTGGACTTGTTTACGTATAATCCCTCTACCACATCGGTACAATACACCATTAATCCAATAGCTGGACTTGCTATTGCTATTCTTTGTGCGTTTGTCATTCTTGGCGGTAGGAAACCCCGATTTGTACTATCTACTTGTAATTGGGCTGAATTTACTGGGTTAGCAGTACTTATCGCTACTCTTCCTAATGAATCAATAACTATCCTATCGGTAGCTACAGTTTGTAATCGTAAAAAATCTCTTCCGCTTCCTACTGAAAAAGAGTTTCCACTTCTAACGACAAATCTAGTTCCATCAATATTAATAGCTGTACCTGCTAAATACACTAAAGAGATGCTTTGCCCTGTTGCTAAGTTAAAGTTTGTAACGCCATCTCCTCTTACTTGAATTGTATCTAGCGTATCAACACTATTTCTAACTCTAAAAGGTATGTCAGTGGATAATACCCCTTGTGAGCGAACGTCAAGTCTTGCTTGTGGTGTTGTTGTTCCAACCCCTAACCTCTTATTTGTATTATCCCAAAACAAACCATTATCCCCTGTTTGAGTATTTGTGGCGTTCCAAAAAGCAACTTGACCATTTGCACCTGTTCCTGTAACTGGGTTTGTGATTACATTTTGCTTTGTAGCTAAAGCATCAAATACACCATTCGAGCTTACAGCGTTTGAACTACCGTCAGTTGGTACAGCATCTATTGTAATTGGTGCGGGAATATCTTCTAAAGTTATAAACGGATTAACACCATCTTCGCCATCGTTAACAAGCTCTGAAGTATTTGTAATTGTAGTTCCTGGTTCGCCTTGGTCTCCCTTATCTCCCTTATCTCCTTTTAAACCTTGTATGCCTTGCTCTCCCTGAATACCTTGTATACCTTGTATTCCTTGTATACCTTGGTCGCCTTTATCTCCTTTTAAACCTTGCTCTCCTAATCCATTAGCTACAATAGTAACATCATTATTGTTTTGCTCTAAAACAACCGTAGTTAAAATATCGTTTTCCTCAATTAAAACAGTTGCCGAAAAGTCGTTAGGCTCAATTATAATAGTTGTGTTAGACATCTTGTGTAATTTGCCAAAAGTTAGTAAAATAAGTTATTTTAGTATTAGTTTCTGTAATTATTTCTAAAGAAAAAATATAATTAAATGCTGGGTAATTCATATCACGAGGCATTAAAAATATTTCTCCATTTGTAGGCGTTGGAATTGTAATAGTATTGTCTTCTGTTGAAAATAAAAAAGCATTATTTTGACCAGCCCCTTTTTTAAATGGAATATTAATAGTATAACCTGTTAAATCCATAGGAGTTTTATCTTCGCCCACACCATCATACAAAGTCATTTTTAAACCTGTAAAAGTATCGCCTTGTCTTATATCTTTTATAAAATTGTTATTTGCACAGCTCATGTTATCCTATTCTTGAAATTCTAAAATTTTTATTATTCGATTTTATACCACATTTAAAATACTTTGCTATATTATTTCGCATTAAATAGCTTTCAACATTCAACCAAAGGTTAAAAGCATAGTTGCAATTATGCTCGTATAATGTTTTTTTCATTGGGTAGTCAATCTTTTCTGAAACGTCATTATTCATTTTGGCTTTTAAACCAAATGCAGTATCTATTACATCACCATAAAGAACATATCTTGCATAAGCATAATGCGCTAAAACAGCTTTTAAACCTACGTTAGTATATGTTATGCCATTATATTCGTAAATAACACCTTCTAATAAATCAGTCCAATCTGAAGTATTATTTATTACATCGTAGTATAATTGCTCACCTAACAAAGGGTATAAATCCACCATTTGTGCCTGTAAAATTAATTCATTTAATTTTGCATTATTAATTGAATTACTTAACTGTTTGTATTGCTGTATTTCAGCACGTGTTATTAAAGGCGTTGTTATCATACTATCGTGTTGTTAGGTGCTGGTAAAGCGATTAACGGTTGTATAAAAATATATTTTCCATTCCAATTTGGTAAATTTTGCACTATATCATTTACAATAGTTTCTAACATATTGCGCTCTTTTGATGTGTTTTCCCAATACATTTTTTTAGCCTCTAATAAACTTGCCCCGCTGTTACCAAACATTGCACTATCAGGTGATTTGACCAAAGCAACGGGCAAGTTATTAAACGCCATTAATATATTTTTAGATACTGAATTTTCAGTATATTCAAACATCTTATCATCAAGCTCAGAATTAATAGTTTGTATTTTAAAAATACTATCTATACCATTTATAAAGTCCGGGCTTTCAATCATCAAAGCACCGCCAGCATTTTCACTACCGATAAACTTTTCAATTGTTGCCTTAACCTCATCCGCCTCCGCTTGTCTTGTTGCAAATTGTCTGTTTCTTACTAATTGTCCCGCATCGTTTACAATCATTTCAGGCTCATCATTGCTTACTAAAGGAGGCGTCATTATAACTGTTTTACCAAAGAAACCTTTGCGTAAAATCATATTCTTATAGATAGCCGCTTGACTTTCAGAATCGCAATCATTTAAAACCGCATCAATTCTAGATAGTGGATAAAAATACCTGCTATCTAAATTTATATACAAAATTTGTCCTTTGTATTTTTCAATACTTCCAGCCTTTTCAATTTGTGATTTAACTACATTTTGATTTTTGTTAAATACATCAAAAATTATAGGGGTTTCTTTACTATCTGACCAGTCATTTTTGAATAGTATTTTTCCGTTATAATTTTTACTATCTTTTTTACCTAAACGTATTTTTGTAAAATCAATAACTTTTGGGTTTAACTCCTCAAAATTTAGGTTATAATCAAAATGAATGGCTACACCTCTTTGGCGTACTAAACTATCCGCTATATCAATAGCAAAATCAATTAATTTTTGGTCTGTATTTATTTGAAAGTTATCAGCTTCGCCAAACCCCTTACCTAATAAGTATTGTACCATTATTTCAGATGCCATTTTAGCAGTTACGGAGTTGTTTATAACTCTATCAATTCGCTCAGGGTATAAATTATCCTCTCCGTTTTGATAAATTTCTAATTTTTTATCCCACTTAACCGCCCTTTTGATTATATCTAGGACTGTAACTTTCATTATTTAGTGGTTTTTTTATTTTTAATTTGTGTAGTTTCTTTTACTTCTTTTATTTCTGTAGGATATACCTCGAATAAATCTTCTAATTTAAAATCTTTGTTTAAATCTTTAAATCTTTTTATTAACTTTTCAGCGTAACGGTCTGTAATGTTTTCATTTGTAATTAAAAGAGAACCACCAAATTCTAATTGTAAACCTTCTCTTTTTTTGTGCAGTAAATATTGTGATTTATTTTCCATTTTTCTGTACTTTTTAATAAATTCTTTGTGATAACTTACAATGCATTTTTGACAAGCAGCGTTTACAGTTTCAACAAAGAATTCTAATTTATAATCTATTAAGAATAATTTTAAAAGTGAAACATTATCGGAGGTCTTGCCCCCGATAATTGATTCCACATTCATTTCATGCCACTTATGAGCTAAATTTTGCATCAAATGCAGTCTTAGTTGTAGCGTAGTCAGTTTCTAATAATGTCATTGGAACTGTAGGCTCTTCAAATCCTTCTGTACTTTCCAAAGTGAATGAAATTGTACCGTCGTTTTCTTTTGAGTTGTAAGTCAAAGTCATTAACTCTAAACCTGATTTTAACCCATAAACTTGAAACGCATCAGCATTAGATGCACCTTTCCATTTTTGCTCTACAACAACTACATATTTACCACCTTCTGAAAGATGAGTAGCTTGTAATTTGTTTGCAGCACTTGGATTTAAAATAACACCTGTAAACATATGTTTAAATTTGTCAGGTCCAAATTCTTTTTTAACCAATTCGTAACTAGTACCATTGATTTGTTTTACACCTTGTAATAAAAAAGCCGTTTTAGTAGCTTTTAATGCCAAGTTTGTAAGTAATATTTTATTCGTTCCACTTACCGTAGTAGTAGCAATGTTTATATCCTCAGCATTGATTAACAATACATCAGTTTCTAAACCTCTTACACTTGGATTTGCACAATCAAATAAAAAGTCTGCGGTGATTAATCCTTCGCAAGCCATATTTTTATATTTTAAAAGTTAAAAAAAGTAACGGCTTAGTAAGCCGCTACTGTTAAATATTTCTCTAAATGTTTAGCATCCATAGTGTAAACACCATCGATAACATTTACTTTATGATATTGGTCATAGAAAGCATCTAAAGCTCCAAAGTCATCAGTTGCTAAAGTACCAATTTTTAAGTTCCTTGGAGTTGATAAAACCGCTCTGTGAGGTAAGTTCCATTTAGTTCCGTTGTCTTGGTAAGCTGCAATAACTCTATCCCAAACATCAATTTTTACAACAGGAATTCCTCTGTAAGTTAATGTTACTAATCCATTTTCGTTTATAATAGTATTACCAGCTCCACTATTTTGGATTGATTCTAAGTCATTTAAGTAACCATCAAATATTGAACGTGTTACGTAAAATTTAGCATTTCCTGAATCTAATAATCTAGAGTCAGCTTTTGCATACATAGATTTTAAAGTTGCGATTGCATCTCCTGAAGCTAATGCTTGTAATGCATAAGATGCACCAGCGTTTTTAGTAATTGCTACATATTTAGCGTCAGTAGTTGGAACCTCTGTAAAAATTTGTTTGAAAAATCCGTTGTAAGAATTAAAGAAACCTAAGTCAGTACCTACTTTAAATACACCTCCACCAGTTGTTAAGGCTGCAGCAGTATCATTAAACCAAGCTTGACGTAGTAAGTTTTCGTTAAAACCTTCTACAACTTTAGCAACTAAAAAGTTACCTACTACACTGTTTGAACCTTCAATTACATTGTAAAAGTCAGGATTCATTTTTGACATTTGACGAATCAATTTGTCTTGTGCGTTTGCGTCAGCTGAACAGTGTTCTAATCTAAAGTCCATATCAACTGGAGTCCAAGTTTTCTCAGTTAATGCAACACCCGCAACTGCGTTTGGCGTACACCCTGTTACGGTTTTACCCATTAAACCCATTCTACCAGCGAATACGATTTGCTGATTGTATTTGATACCTTGTTCGATATCGTGCAACTCATTAAGAGTTGGGTCGCCAAAAGTTAATTCATTGATTACTTTTGACCAGTCTTTAAGTTCTTCTCTATTAAAAGCAAAACTTGATGTAATTTCTGATGCCATAGTTATTTACGTCTTTTGTTTTTTAAATTTTCTAATGCAGATAAAGCGTTGTTTGTAACAAGCTCACCTTTTTTGTTTTCTTTTTTCTCTTCTGCTGTAAATCTTGAAGTGATACCAGCTTTCAATTCCTTAACCTCTTTTACGATGTTAGTAATTTGAGCTTCTTGCTCTTCAATTTTTGTAGCATTAGCTTGTAATTCAGCTTCTTTTTCAGCTAATTGTTTACGTAAGGCGTCTAACTCTTCGTTAACGTCGTCTACTACAACAATTTCTGTTAATTCTCCAGCAGCGAAAATATAAGTACTACCGTCAGGCATAATGTACTCTCCCTCTGCAGGTTGTCCGTCAATCGTAGCCATTGCACCAACAGCTGGAGTTTCTCCTTCTGCTACTTCTGCAAAGTCTATCGCTACACCGTTAGCGTCTTGTAAAACTATGTTTACAATTTGCTTTTTAAATGTGTTTAGAATTGCAGAGAATTTCTCTTCAATCCAGCTTTTGTCTTCTTTTGTCATTGGTTTATCATTATTTAATTTAAGATACGCTTTTGCAAGGATAGGCTCGTTTAATACTGTTGCAAAACCTAAAGATGTTGCTTGGTCTTCTGTTAACCAAGTTTCATTTCTTAATAGCGGTGCAATTGCATCAGTTCCTAATCCTGTTTGGTTTGTGTAAAATTTAATAAGTTTATTTTCGCAATCCCTTACGCTTTGTGCATACGCTTCAATTTCATCAGCGGTGCCATCAATTCCACCCATAGGGCTGTGAATCATAAATTGAGTACCACTTGTTAAAATTCTTTTATCACCAGCCATAAAAATAACCGTAGCAATAGAAGCAACTAAGCCACTGCCTACAGTTGTAATTGGTAATTTTAAAGATTTAATGTAATTGAAAATATCAAAGCCAGTATCTACAACACCACCCTCTGAATTTATATGTACACGAAAAGAAGTTGCACCTGCTTGTGCTTTGACTTGTTGAATAATATCGATAAGCTCTGTACCTTTTTGGTCTTCATAGCTTCCGATAAGTCCGTTTATATAAATAGTTCCTTCCATACGTACAAAGATACGAGGCTATTTATTGTGTTTTTTACAACGTATTTTGTAAAAAAATATATTGTAAGTAGGTAATTTTGAGTATGATATTACTTACAATTTCTTTATTAGCACTTATTTATTCTTTGAGTGTTCAAAGCTATCGGGCTATAAAAAAAGCATTCACTCCAGCGTATAAAAAAACTCCCGAATACCAGGAGTTTAAAAATCAATTGTATAAAATTTTAGCGAAGCATAAAGTTAATAATGTTTCTAATAGTATTTTCTGAACAATTATACTTGTCCGCACAATAAGTTATAGCTATTGATTTTTTATTATTTTTTACTTCACTTAAATAAGTTTCATAAACTGTAATATAATCCATAATATGTACTGGAATAATTCCACGTTTTACATATTCTAAAAATACCTTATAATTAATTTTTTTTAAAAATTCGTAGTTTACCATTTGTGTAGCGGACAAGTTTCTAATTCACTTCTAATCTTTGCACTTATTGGACAGTAACATAATTTACAATAATGCCCTTGTATTTCTTTTAAGTCATCTTTTATTAAAGCCAATAGTTCGCCCTCTTTGCATTCAAAACAAGTCACGCAAATTTTGGCACGCTCTTCAGCTATCTTTTCTGTAACCTCACTTTTATCAATGAAGTTTCCCCAGCCGTTTAATATGTTAAATAATTTTCCCACGTTGCAAATATACAAATTTATTTTATAAATTGGCACCATTAATAACTTGTGCGTATCTATTACCAACAGTTTGTATTTCTTCGACAGCAACTCTAGGAGCTGGAATGCTTGTTATTGCTTCAACAACGCTATCGATGTTTAAAGTTTCAGGGCGTACTCCTTGTGTAATAATTCCACCGCCTTGAAAAAATCCACCCGTACTAACTCCGCCTCCGTTAGAATTATTAAAATCCATAAAGGAACTAAAGGCACGTCGGTTTAAAATCCCAATTCCTTCGCCAGCTTCAGCTTCAAAAGTTGTACCGTCTTCGCCCCAAAATTTAGTGCCTCCAGCGCTATGACGTTTGCCTCCAATTTCTTGAATACCTCCTTTTTCAAATCTTGCACCATTAATTTGCGCCACACTTCGAGCGGTTGTAGCAATAGTTCCAGCAATTTGAATAGCTCTTGAAATAGATGCGGCTGGCTCTGGTAATACCGAAGGAGTTTTTAAAATTTCAGTTACAGCTAAACCACCATTTATTAAAGCGGTTGCAGATGATATGGCTTTGTTTTTACCAAACAATCCTTCTAAACCAGCACCTACCTTTTGCATTTCTTGAAGTTTTGCGCTAGTATCATTTAATGATGCCAAGCGTTCCATTTCTCTTTTTTTATCTTCGGCTTGTTGCGCTTTTTGTCGGTATTGGTCTTCGGTTATTTTTCTAGATTCTAAATTCGCCTTTAATTGAACAAGCTCCGCATCGTAAACTTGTTGCGCTCTTATCATATCCTCTTCGAATTTAGTTTGAGCGTTTTCTAAATCTATTTCGTTTTGTGCTGCTAACTGCTCCGCTTTTTGTGTTTTAATTTGGTCTTCTAAATTTTTCTTATTGGCTTGTATTGTTTTTTCTGTTTCACCAGCTAAAATTATTCTTTGAGTTTCATATTCGATTTCAGCTTGAGTTAACGCCTCATTGTTTAATTTTTTATTTTCTAATTTAGAAACATCGACTTTCTTTTCAATTGCTAATTGCTCAAGTTTTCTTTTTTCAATTTCTTTTAATCTACGTTCTTCTTCTGCAATTAATTCATCTGTTAAAAATTTAGCACCATCTAGCTTTGATTTTTCAGTAGCTAAAAATAAATCCAATTCGGCTTTTGCTAAATCTATTTTTGCTTTTGCTAGTTCTTCTAATTTTTTCTTTTCGTCTTCAATTGCCTTTGCTTTTGCTGCTGCTTTTTGTTCTTCAATTTTTTGCTGAACTTTAGCTTCGTCTGCTGTAGCACCACCACCACCTGATCCAAATTGTTTTGTTGTAGTAGTAGTTGCAGAAGTTGTATTTGTAGTGGTTTGTCCTTTTATTTCAAAAGTTTTAGACTTAAACCCTTCTATTTTCTTTTGAAGTGCATCTACATCAATGCCTAATGTTTTTAAAATTGGAGCAGTTGCATCGACTAAACCGCTAACTAATTTAATAGCATTATTGTAAAGATTAACAAAAATATTACCAATATGTTTAAAAGCGTTACCAACACCATCTGCTAACGATCTAAAAGCTCCTGATAAATCCCCTGTTAATGCTTTTTTCCAAAATTGAACAACACCATTAAAATAACTTGCAAAAGATTTTATAACACCAGAAACTATATCAAAAGCATTAGTTACAACAAATTTTAAATTATTCCATGCGCCAACAAAAAGAACAGCAATAATATCCAAAAGAGGCTGTATGTCTTTTTTAACGTCTGAAATATATTCTAACATTGAAGATAACGCATCTACAGATAAAGCCTTTATGTTTGTCCAAATATCGCCAAAACCTTCTACTTCAAAAAGTGCAGATTGTGCCTTATTTAAACGCTCATTTGCTTCAACTAATTTTAAAGATGCCGAAGTAGTAGAGTTTAATTCTTTTGTAGCTGCTTTTCCTAATGCCTCAAATATTTTTTGAGAACCTCCTACGTCTTCACCAGCACCTTTAAAAACATCGGCTGTTAATTGTGCATATTGCTGTTGTGAAAGGTTTGCATTTTGTGATGCTTTTGCTATCTCGTCAATAGCTTGTTTAGTTGTCAGTTCGCCTGTCTTTACTTTTGTTAAAATTTCATCTGAAAAAGAAGCACCAAAAGCATTTACCAAAGCGTCACGTGTCGATTTTGTATTTTCTTTTAATGCCAAGTCTGCCTCTTTTAAAGCATCTGGTAATTTATCTGCATAAATTCCTAATTCAAAACCTGAGTTTATAATATTTGTAAATTCTTGAGCAGAAAAACCAGCGTTTGCAAAGAAAACATCATACTCTCCAAGTGAATCTAAAAACTCCTGATTTTGAGCGCCACCATTTGCCAATCCTTCAGCTATTATCCTATTGGCTTCTGACATTGATATTCCGTAAGATTGCGAAAGTGAATTCGCTTTGCTCGCTATGTCTTTAAAATCTTTATCAAATGTGTCGGCAGTTGCTTTTAATTCATCTCTAACGGAAGATATTTCTTTTGAGTTTACACCGAGTGCTTTTAACTCTTTATTCATTTCAACTAATCCTTTGTTGAAATCAAATATTTCTTTAGCACCCGCTCCAATAGCAACTAATCCAGCAAGCGCTGCACCTATTGGAGTGGCAATAAAAGTAAGTGCGGCTTTTGTCATTCCTATAATGGAATTTTTAATCGTGCCAAATGAATCAGATAGCAAATTTGTAACACCTCCAGCTTCTTGACTACGCTGTATAAAGCCACCAATTCCACCATTAAAAATATTCATTTCTTGAAATGCCTCTTTAATGCTTTCTTTATAATTTCCAACGTTTATTTTTTGTTGTAAATAAGCATCTGCATTTTCTTTTATGTACTTATTATTTTGGTCTAGCTTAGCGTTTAATGCTGTTAATTGATTTCTACCTTCAGCAGTTGTGGTGTTGGTTTCATTGCGTAATTTATTAAGCAATTGATTTTGTTGTCTTGCTTCGGCTATGCTCGTTGCTTCTTGACTTAATGCTAACGCTAAAAGTTCAGATTGGTCGGCTTGCGTTTTTGTAGCTTGTCCGCTTTCCTGTATTACTTTAACGTTTGAAGCATAGGCACTATTTAAAGATTTTAAAACCGCTTCATTTTGTACAAATGCTTCGCTTGACTTATCGCCACTTGCTGCTAAATCTTTTTGTGTATTTTTAAGCGCGTCAATTTCTTTTTTTAAATCCGAAGTAGATTTTAAAAGTGCGTTTATGTCGATGTCTAACTCTGCTATTACGATTTTTTGTGCCATTATGTTATTGTTATTGTTAATTCATTTGATGTTATTGAAACCCCTTTGCTAGTACTCGCTACAATTGTGGAAACTGTATAAGTTCCTGTAGTTGCAAATTCTACTGTAATTGAATTCATATTCCTTGAAATTAAAGTAGCTCCTATCGGTGTTGTAGGTAATTGATATTCATTAGCATTATAGATAGTATCTTGATATATTGTAAATGGTGTTCTCGCTTGGTATTCTCCTACAACTTGACCCAATCCTAAATGAATGCGAGGTACTAATATTATATTCTCTTCTATTAATGTTTTTGGAAAAGCATTTGAGCTACCTGTATAATCTACTTTTATAAGTTCTACTTTTGTAATTCCTTTTTTTGTAAAGTTACTTATTTTGTTTAAAATAAAATAGCTGCTTAATTGTTCAATCCAATATAATTTGCTAAAATCAATATTAGCTATATCGGTTTCATTTAGGTAAATAGTAGCATCCACCATTTTTGATAGATTTAAAATCGAGCCTATATTTTTATAATAATTTCTTACAATATCTTCCATTCGTAAATTATAGAAACTTTCAACTGGAATAGTTGTAATTGCTTGGTGCAAACCAGCACTTTGACTTCCTATTTGAGTACTATCTGTAAATGTGTGAGTATTTTCACGCATTAGATAATATCTTTTTTGCAATCCTTTGTATTCTACATCGCCATTATCTTTGACTTCTTTATTCCACATTTTATAAACATTAGTTTGTAAATCGTGTATTAAAAATGTAGGGTCTTTTTCAGGCGCATATACTCGAGAATTAACAACGGTTTTAGCATCTGCAAGGTTTACATTATTTATTAAAATTTCGCTATTGTAATAGTCGCTTTCGTTGTCATTGTATTTGTAAGCAAAATTATTTTCTTGTGCATAGCTACCATAAATATATCTTTCTGATATTTTCTCTACAAATTTATTTTGTTCACGGCTCCAATCCACAACTGAATTATCTTGTAACAATTCCTGTAATGTTAAAAATTTATAATGATTTGTATATTTGTCTTTGAATGGTGTTAATGCGAAACGATTTAATATTTCAGTAATAAAATCCTTAATATTAAAATCCTTTAATTCGTTTGTAAAAGATACGATTTGACCCTGATACTCTTTTATAATTAGTTGGTCTTCAAAAGTGCCTCCATAAGAAACTTGTAACCCTAGAATATTAGGAGGAAAATCGTACAAAACAGTAATAACATCGTTTGCAATTAGATTTATATCTGTTGCATTTTGAGATGGACTTATAATTTGAACTCCATTTCTGTAAATTCTTGGTGTGTTTGCTGAAAATACTAATATTTCGCCATCAACACTATCGGTAAAATAATTAATACTTCCGTTTCCTAACTTATTTATTTCTAACTGATAAGTACCTGTTGTTGGTATTATAAATTCCTTTTTATCAAAATCTAAAATAGTATCAGTAACAATTGATTGTGTAAATGCCAAAGGTTGTTCAAATGATGTGCCAACAACTTGAACTGTTTTACCGTTAAATAATTCGATAGGCACGTCTACTGGAGCTACAAATTTTGGATATGACAACCAAAGGTTTGTAAAATTTACCGTATTAAAAACGCTACCCTCGTAAGTAAATCCATAAGTTTCAAATATCTTATTCCATAAATAACTAACCTTTGCACTAGGAACTAAATAATCAATATTAATTCTATTGGTATTATAAACCATTTTACCGTTATAATCGGCTACTATGTATTTGTAATTTAAATTAGCAGTAAAAGAATTTACAACAGTTGTAAGCGTTTTATTGTGGTCAATTTCTGACAAGTCTAAATCCCCTAAACTTTTATTTTCTATTGCCTTGTACAAATCAATATTACCATCGTAAATATTAATCTTATAATCTTTGTCTGTACTTTGAATAACCGCCCACCCTTTATAAATAATGCATTCGCCGTCATCTGTATAAAGATAAACCTCATTTTTTTGATAAGGCAAATAACTTGTAATACCAACAACGCCCAACATTTCAAACGCTTCTTTATTTTTGTCAGTTCTACGAATAGAAAAGCTATTTGTATAATTTGCCTGTCTATTATTCAAACTTAAAATATCGTTAACTTGTAAAGTTCTCGCTATCTTTTCGTCTGGTTCTAATTCAATATCAAATCCGTTTATAATTAGCCTCATAGTGTTTTAGTAGTATTCATTGGTAAATCAATATTCAAGTTTAAAGAAGTCATTTTCTCACGTGCATTTGAAGTTCTAAAAGCTCCGCTTTTTATTGTAACTTCTAACCAATCATTAGCAACGGAAATTTCGTTATAAGTTCCTGTGTATAAATAAACTTTAGGACTGTCTAATAAATCCCTTAAAATTGAAAATTCTTCAGGCGTTATATTTTCCTGTACTATTGTTATATTATTTTCAGAAGTTTTACCAATAGCCACATAAGGCGATATGCTATCTACAACGTCTTCATAATCGTTATTTATAATTCCTGTATCTTTTGTTGTAAGCGTATTGTTGCCTTTGTTAAATAGCCAGTAATTCCAACCACCGAATGAATTTAACCATTTTAAATAATGCCCCTCACAACTATTTGTTATTTGCTCAAAGTCAATACTATTATCATTTACAGTAATTCTATTGTAACCATTAGAAATTGCAAAATCATCAACAATCCCTAAACTTCCATTACCATTATTTACAACTATTCTATTTATAGCCTTGTCATTTGTATAAGTTTCTAAAGTTCCATTTACTGTTATATCAATATCATTTCTCAATCCATTATAAAAAGTAAAATCAAAAGGATAACCTACCCAATATTTTAAATACGTAATTGGTTTTAAAAACATTTGAATCTCAATATCAAATGGATAATTTGAATATAATTTTTTGTAATTCTGTACGTTTACAAATGCACTTAAAAAGTTATAATTGTATGATGTGCTTTCGGTAGTGTTGTTTATAAACCCTATTGTAAAATCAATTTCAATATTTCTAAAAATATCGCCTGTATAATCAATTAAAAAAGTAGTATTTAAATCTACAAAGTCTGAAAAATTATTTTGGTTTAATAATGTAGAAACGCTATGTTTAAAATTAAAATGATACTTACCAAGTGGGTCAGGAAAAAGCGTAAAAATTAAACCAGCAAATAAAACGGTCGCTTTTGTATTTGTAACGTTTGTATCGCTATAAAATGTTATTGTGTTATTATTGTAACTCAATAATAAAGTTTCATTGTCTAATTGTTTGTCAAATATTATCGCCATTATATTGCTAATTCTTTTGTTAAATTTATAATTTCAGTACTGTATATCATTGCCTGCTCAACCCCTACCTCATCTATAATCTTTTGAATGCGTACGTCTGTAACTACTTCGCTAATTAATTCCACGCCTCCATACTCTTCTCGTTTCCAACCTCTTTGTTCTATCTTACGTGCTATTAAAAATGCCAAGCTACTTATTGATATTTCGCCCTGTATTCTGTTTGCTATGCCTTTGTCTTTAATCCATTGCTCTATTGCACTAATTGGTTGGAACGCCCCTGGTCTTCGCCCTGTTTCTAATTTTTGTGCATAACTTTCTCCCCATAGCTGCGCTGTTAATCCGTTTACCCTAACTTCTAAGCTATCGGCAAACTTACCACTTGCACGCATTCCCTTTGCGTCGTAGGCTTTTATTAAATCGTCTTTTAATAATTCAAATTCCTTTGAAAGTATTTTGCTACTCATATACTCTAAATTGGAATGTTACCCATAATCCCGACATATTGGCATCGAGTACATCAATAGCATCAACGCTTTCAAAACTAACTATATCAATTTCGTTGCACCATTTTAACTTTTGCTCTAATAAGTCTAATGATTTTATTAATGGTTCTATTCGGTGCGTATATTTAGCCTCACATTGTTCCTGTTCTGTTTCGTTATGATATTCTTGTGCAAAATCATCTGGCATTACATAGAAGAAATTACCATTATAAACCCTTGCACTATCCACTACATTACCACGCCTTAATGGAAATAAAAGCAAATGTATTTTATCAGGGCAAAGGTCGGAATTTGCATCGATTAAATTTAAGTGTGATTTATTACCATACTTAAACTCAATGCCATTAGCCTTTGAAACTGTTTCTAATATTCTAACTAAATCCGCCATTAACAATATAATTTAAACCCTTTGTACTTACCATCTTTTAAAAATGGTTTCATACCGTTGTAAATCTTTTCGGTAACGCATAAAGAAACGTCATCAATTGTTTTACCTTGTTCAGCTAAAGCATTATGATCAATTTCTTTAATAAATTTATTAAGTATAATTCTACTTTTCATTACTTTTTACTTTTTAATTTTTGATATTCATTTTCAACTTGTCCTTGAATGTTATTCATTCTAAGCAAATATATTATTTCTACATATTTTTTAGTTCCATAATCAAACGGATAACCTCCGTATATTTTAGCTAATTGTGAAAGTGGTAATATATCTGCAAATTCGTTTAACCTTTCTCCTCCAGCCATATCCCAAACTCCTGTATCTTCATTTACAGATTGCAATAATTGAACTTCCTTCTTTTGCAAATTTACAAAATAATTTGATATATATTTTTTTATTTGGAAAAAGTTTTGTAAAGGTAGCTCATAAAATTCTAATTCATCTATTTTTAAAGCAATGACAAATATATCTTTTACGTCTTCAATTTCTGCAGAAGTTGACAATTTTTTAAATATGCTTCTAACTTCATTATAAGAAAGTTCATTTATTTTGATTTTAAGCAATGCTTTTTCTTTCAGCGAAGTGAACAATGTAATGTAAGGTAATTGTTTTTTCGGTAACAATTCTGTGTATTGTCTTACTGTTATTTGTTTCATACTCTAATATTAATATTATTGCTCTTTTGCATTAATTCTTTTTCAATTCCATAAGATGTTAAATCAATATGCTCATCGTGTTTACCATTTGGAAAAACTGCAATTTGTTGTAGATAATGTTCATTCCAACTACCCTCTATTAATTTTACTCTTCCGCTTTCAATAAATGGGCTTACAGACCTTGCCCTTTCAATTTTTGACATTTGCACAAAGTCGCTTTTAATTTCTGCAATATTTAATCTTGTTTGTTGTTTTATTAATTGTGCAATACTTTTACCGCTTGCTTTTGGTTCTACATAAATCATGCTTATTTGAACGCCTACAGCTTTTATAAATTCAGGAATGAATTTTAATAGTTCAGGCATTTCTAAATATTTATCAATAGAAGTTAGTATAATATAATCGTTATTATATTTTCCAGCAATTTGTATTCCTGTAGGGTCGTTTGCGTTATCTTTTGTATACGCACCATCAATATACATATTCCATTTTATAGGCGGAATTAATTGTCTTGGTATAATTTGAAACCAATTCTTTTTCCATTCACCGCCCTCATCAGGCGAAGGAGTTTGCATATATTGACCAGCAAAAGTATATCGGCTTCCTTGCCTAATTTGTTCTAATTCTTCAAAGGTATGTTTTTCTTTCCATAATGGCTCGTTGTTTTCATTTAAAGCTGGTAAACATAAATGGGTCCACTCTTCCCCACTACCTCCATTTAAAAGAAACCCAGACATATCGTCTTCGTGTAATCTTTGCATAATTACAATAATTGGAGTATCTCTATCGTTTACACGTGAACGAATTGTGTTGTTAAATCTTTCATTAACCGCTTTTCTTTTTACTTCGCTAAATGCATCGTCAGGTTTTAAAGGGTCATCAATAATAATAGCTCCGCTAAATTCTTTTGAATCCGTAACACCCGCACCAAAACCAGTAATCGCACCACCTGAAGCAGTAGCATAAACACCACCGCTCCAATCATTAAACCATTTTGATTTTGATTGTGCATCTTTTTTAAGTTTCATTTGCCATAGCTTTTGAAACGAATCACTTTCAATATATTCTTTTGTTTGACTTGAATTATCTAGTGCTAAACTATCGGAATATGATAAGTGTATAAATTTAGAAGAGGGATTTTTTGCAAGTGACCAAGCAATAAAACATTTAACGGCTAGCTCTGTTTTTCCATAACGTGGCGGAATGTTAATAATAAGCCTTTTTATATTGCCTTTTGCAACTTCTTGAAGTGTGTTAGCTATTTCTACAAAATGAGGCGCAGTGTTAAAATTGCGCCTTGTATTTTCTTTATATATGTATCTAGTGAAAAATAATAAATCACTTTCACACATTACTTTTAAAACCTTTTCTTCATTAGTAAGCATTATCTAAAGCCTCTTTTATTCTTTTTATTTCTGCATCGTCTAAATCCTTAGCCTCGATATTAAAATTAGTTTGTTTAATTTCTTGAGGTGCTTTTCCAAATACGTGTTCTGCTACAAATAACTGACCTCTTTGGCTTTCTAACAATACTTTTTTAATAAAATGTATCTTTGCTTCGTCATCTGTTTCTTTATCGTATAATTCCTTTAAAGCAATAGAAAATAAATTGTTTACTTTTTCTTCGTCTACTTTTGGTTTTCTTCCAGCGCCATCGCGCGCTCCTCCTTTTGTTTTTTCCATATTGAAAAAAGTATTGATTATTCAATACGCAAATATACAAAAAAAACCGATACATTACATATCGGTTTAAATTTAATTACAAACAGTTCTATGTCTGCTATACCTTGTAAGTGTATTATTTGTATTAGTATAAGTTTGCAAAGGTAAAATTACACCATTAGTTGTGCAATCTGTTGAAGTAGAATTTACTACATTTAAAACAAAATACCAACCAGTTGAGCTACCTTGTCCTGTATTCCAATTATACGTGTAATCGTTATATTCTAAAACCTTATAACAATTACAATATACAAGTTGTGTTGTTGGCGTTGGTACTTCATCTGTTGAACACGCTACCATTCCGATAGCAAGTGTTACTAATAATAATATTTTTTTCATATTACAAATATACTTATTTATTTTTAATTATTAACAACTTTATCAAACATTTCAGGATTCATATCTCTTAATTTTAACCAATCGTTATCTGTATATTCTGTAACTAATACGTCCCAATACTTTTTAGTTTTAAAATCGTTATTAGCTTTTAGAAAAGTTGCTACTTGCAAATTATTCATTCTATTTTTAATTTTTATTTTAATTACAGGTTGATAACTATAAAATAACTTGCTATTATTTTGTTTTTGCTTTTCTATGTAATTATAATAATCTTGTATGTATTTTTTATCTTGAGTTTGAAATGCTTTGATAATTAATTTAGTTGCTGGGTCTAATTTATAATATTTTATTTTTTTTCTTAAATTATAAATATTGGTTCTATCTGTTTTTATATCATTTCCTATTTTTTCAAATAACTTACCTATTGGTAATTTTAATTTATTAGTTAGCATTTCAGCGTACATCGCTTTTAAAACTATAGGAACTACTTTTCTATTTGGTTTGGATATATCAATTCCTAAATTTTGTTTAATATCTTCTATGGTTATCATATCTTATTTGTTTTTAAGTTTTTTAATAAAGTAATTGAAATCCATACTTCCTTTTAGACCATATTCTTGCTGATACTTTCCACTTCATACTCCATTTTCAAATGCTTCTTTCATATCTTCCTCACTATACTTATTCTTGTTTTGTTCTTGTTGCCATTTAGATATTTCAATGTACTTACCGTAATGTTTTTCTTGCCATTCTTTAAATGATAAAGATTCTCCATAAATTACCACTGCAAAAGAAAATATAGATTCTCTTTTTAATTGATGAAATTGTACATTAAAATCATAATTATTTTCTAATAAATTTTCTAAAGATGATGTATTAACTTCTTCAAGTGTTTCCTGTTTTTCAGTTTCAATAGTGCAACCATAACTACCATTTACTATTGGTAATTTTTGTTTAGATTCTTCTTTTGGAATGATTATCATATATTCATAAGGACTATATATTTCTTTAAAACTTCTAAACTTTTCAACTTCAACCTCCTCACAAGTAGGATTTTTAACAAACCATTGTAAGAACTCATCATCAATAGCTTGAACACCATCTTTGATAAGGTCTTGGTCTGTTGTAAGAATGATTTTTTTGTCTGATTTATCAAGATTGCAATTTGTATATTTTCTTATGTAATTTGTGCTTTTATTAAAAAAATAATCCCCATCTTTAATTTCTTCATCAGAAGTAATGTAGATGTTTTGGTTTTTATGAATCAAAGTATTTTGACTTTCGTGATTATCTAAATCTAATATATTATTAAAACTTAAATATAATTTACTTGGCTTGTCTGTTGGAATTACCCATAAATTTCTTTTCTTTTCCATATAAAATTATTTGCTGTTGTTCTATTGTATTTTGGATTAACACATTGTGTTATACAAGAACATCTTGTTAATGTTTTCTTTGATGCTTCTGTAACAGAATTATATTCTGCTATAAAATTATTGTTTAAATCATACTGTAATACTGCAATTGGTTTTTTACCTGGTGTAGGATTATTTTTTCTTCTAACTTTTTCTTTTTCTAACTTTATTAATATGTTATCAACTTTATCTGAAGAATATTTTTCTTTATATAACCATATAAAATTATTACAAGTTAATACTTTACCGTTAAGAGCAGCATATAAAGCTTGTCTATGAATTTTAAGTTCTTTACAAATAGTTTCTATGTTAATCCACTCTTTGACAATATTTCCTTTTAAATCTATTTGATACGTTGGAGTTATTCTGTTTTGAGAACCTTTTCTTCCTTCTCCTCCATCAGTAAAATTTACAAGAGTACCTTTTCCTAAGTCTTTTCTTCCATATAGAGCAATAAGCTCTATTTCTTTTAAACAAGCTTCTTCCCAAGATAGATTATCAAAAACTATATCTAATTTGTGTTCAGTTTTGTTTATAATTTTTTTAAAGTAATCAGTTCTTAGTGATAGATTTTTTGCTCTTTTGTATTTAGTATCAGAACCTATTCCTACATAGAAGATTTCATTCTTATCAAGTCTTGTATAAGTATATACGTATGCCATTTGTATTAAATTTTTAGTTCAATACAAAGATACAATAATTATACCAACTTTGGTAATACGTGTATGTTTTTCATATCTTATTTTTTTTTAATTGTTCAAACCATTCTTCAAAAGATAACTCTTTCCAATTTTCTATGTTTGGATAACCACTAAATCCTTTTTTATGACCAGCTTCAAAAGATAGTTTCATATCTTCCTCACTATACTTATTCTTGTTTTGTTCTTGTTTTTCAAAACCATATTTCTCAATAAGTCTTATAGCTTGTGCTTCGTTACCACATTCAAGACAGAATTTAATGTGTTGTAATAAACCATATTCAAGTGTTTCTTGTTTATCAAAATCAATAAACTCATAAGCGTTACTTCTATTAGCCAATACTTCTTCTTTTGGTATTATTTTAAATTCGTGTTTCATATCTTATTTGTTTTTAATAATAATATTTTATTTTTTCTTTTTCTTTTTCTTTATATTTAAATAAGTGTGTTTTTGCATCTTCTAAATTATCAAATAAGCAATACTTTTCTTGATATTCACTTCCAAACCATAAAAAATTAAGTTCTTTATCAATACCTTCCCAAAAAGGGAAATCTCTGCGTTGTGGTATAAACTTACCGTTTATTTCTTTTACCCTGTATTTTTTAAAAATGTTTTTCATATATTATTTATTAAATGTTTCGTTGTATAAATGGATTGCAAAAATTCTTGAATCATTATCAAAAATTAAATTACTTTGTTCGGATTTTTGTTTGTAGCCCTCTATAAATGCTTCTAATTTCTGTTCCTTATCCATTTCTAATGCTTGATTAAAAAGACCTATAAATTGCATCTCTTGTTCGTGAGTAAAATGAATAGATAATGCCTCTTGTAAAAATTCTACTGCTGTCTGTTCCATATATTATTTGTTTAATTATTACTCTGTTATTCTTTCGTAATTCTTTCTTATTACTGTTTCTATTTGATAACCCATTTGATTTAAATAAGTTCCTTTGCTTATTTGTTTGCTATCGAAAATAACCTCAAGCATAGGCTCTAATGATTTTTCAAGTTGTTCGCCTTTGTCTATTATTTCTTTAGCTAATAAACTATTGGCTTTAATATTGTTTAGCTCTGTAATTAGTAAATAACTTAGTACTGCTATTTTGTGGCTCTGCTGGTGGTGTTTTTTGCTCATAATATTTTAAATAAAAATGCCTACCTGTATTTGCGTTGGCTTCAACCTCAACACTCCTACAAATAGGCTAATATTGTTAAACTTACTAAATTGTTGAAGCGTAAGTATGATGCAAATATAAAAATAGTTTTTTTAACTACCAAATATTTTTTGGTGTAAATGTAAAATTGTCTTATGAATAGATAGATTGATTTCGTTTGCTGATATTGGTTTTGTAAATCGTGTTACTTCTTCTTTATATTCGTATTCAATCCACCATTTATATTTATGGTAAACAGGATATACTTTGTAACCTTTTTTAATTAGCTCATAGTTTTTATTTCCAAAGTCAGGTAAACGTTCTATTTCTTTACGCTTTGCCATTTAAAAGCTCTTTTGTTTTTACTCTGTATATTGCTATTAATTCTTTTATATCCTCAATAGTCAATAGAGCGGGTTTATTTCTATCGTTTACAAGTTGGTTATATCTTTCTATTCCAATTCTTTTTGGTAGCCTTAAAGCATACTCTATTATATTTCCATGCAATTCTTTATTACATTTGATGCAGGAACTATGTACGTTATCTTCATTAAATCGTAAATTAGGACTTGAACCTACGGAAAAAAAGTGTGAAGCATTTACATCGTTTTCTTTTAAAAACTTATCACACGACACGCAAGGTTTTCCTTTATCCCTTGTACGTATGTAAGTATTAAAAACCTTTTGGCAAATATTTAAGTAGTCTGATTTTGTCATTAACTTTTCCTTAAGTACTTTCTTTTCTTTTTGCCAATCGTTTGCTTTTTTACTTTTCATAAATTGTATTGAACAAGCAATCGAACACACAACTTGGGTATTATTCTGCGGTGTAAATTTATCTTTACAGCTTACGCATTTTCTTTGATATACTTTTTGCATTATTCTAAAGTTAAAGTTAAATCTTGGTTTGGTTCAGGAATAGTAACACCAAAAAAATCAAATATCCATTCTCTTATTCCTGCAAAATAATCCATCATTTGACTGGTTGATAATTCAGTTGTTGATTTTATTCTTTCAATAGTTTCTCCTGTGCTTTCATCTACTATTAAAGTTTCTTTTAAAAATTTAAGTTTCAGTAAGTCGTGTGTTTGGTCTTTTGTTAAAGTATGCCCAACTTCTTTTAGAGTGTTTTGAACAATAGGCACAACCACACCCCATAGGTAGGAATTTTGAGGAGTACTTCTTTTCTTCTTTGCCTTTTCTATTTTAATTACTATTTGCTTACCTTCAAAAGTTTGTATTGCATCTTTAATTAAATTTGTATTGCGTGTTAAAGTTCCGTTTTTAACCTCGCTGATTATTTCGTAATTCATTATTCAATTAAATAAGGTAAACCATTACTATTTACATCAAAGTTAAAATCTTCAAATCTATAACCTCTTGAGAATGGATTTGAAACGTTTATACTTCCATCTTCATTTTGTTCTAAAGATATTACATTTTCTGCTTTTTTTAATACATAAGTTCCTAAATGCCCCAAAGGTTTTCCAGTAGTTCCTGATTTATGTATAACCGTCATAATGTGTATTCCATATTCGTAAGTCCATTTAGTCAAATAATCAGATGCTTGTTTACTCATTACAATATCGTTAGTATTTTCTATTAAATCAGCAATTCCGTCAATAGCAACAAACTTAACTTTTTTATCATATAACTTATTTTGGTTAGATAAACAATAATCAATTAACTTTAATCTTTGCTCACTTGGTAAATTACGAGTTATGTAACATTTGTAATGCGTGTATAAACTCCCTACCATATCGTTTACTCGTCTAAATGTTCTTTGTGCATAATAAGCACCTTGCTCTGTATCAAAATCTAATATAGTAAAATCTTCTTTACGATGGCTTTTTATGTTTGGAAATAATTGATTTGTATTTCCACCTATAAAACTGGCTATAAATGCAGATTTAATAAACGATTTCTTTTTTTTACTTTCAGCTATAATTGCAGAAAATTCACTTGAAGTACATAAAGAAGTTGGATAACTATTTCCTTTGTACGTATGTTCGCCAATAGATAAAAGCGTATCAGGTGGTAAAAGTTCCTCGCTTAAATCTACATAACTACTAATTTCAATATCATTTATATTAAAATATTTTAAATTTTCTTCGCTAATTAATTCGTCAAAATTTATATCCATTATGTATAATTATTTGTGTTAGTAATAAATTCGTTTATAGTTTTTTCAAAAGATTTTTTAACATCGTCAAACTCCCACTTTTCTAAAATCTTATTACTAAATTCTTTTTCGTGTTTTTTTATTAATTCTAAATTATTGTTTTTAGCTTCTAAACTTTCAACTAATTCAAAAGTAATACCTTTTTCTTTCATTAAGTTTTGTAATGCTTGTATATTTAGTTCGCTTGTTAATCGTTCTAAATGTGAAATCAAAGGTAAATCTAAATCGTTTTGAACTTCTTTAATTGATGCGTTTATATTTCCGTGCCTTAATAAAGAAAAAAACATATTGGCACATACTACCTTTGCAAATAACGTTTGTTCAGTAATTCTTAATTCGGTTAAATAGTTAATCTCTTCTTGCAAAGTTTTTAATGCTTCAAAATCTTCTTTATAAACTTGTTTCTTTTCGTATAGTCTTTTAAAAGTATTTCCTAATCTTTTAAATGCTGATTGCGATTTCCAACTCATAATTAAAATTTTAATGGTATTCGTGTATTTTGTTTATTTGTTTTTGAAAACCAATCCGCATCAAAACCACCCCAACTTTTCTCAACACATTTTTCTAATACCTCGTTTATATTATATCCACTTTTATTGTATTGTATTACAAATTTATTAAAAGCTGTTTGTGTGTTTGTTAATTTTTTGTTTTTACGTACTTTAATCCAATCAAAAACTAATTCTTTTTTAGCACCTAAATTAATTAAAGAATTATAAAAAGAAAAAGGCAAAGGCTTATTTATATTTTCTTCTTTCTCTTTTACTTCTACTTCTTCTTTCTCTTCTTCTTCTTGGGGGTTAGTCATAGGGTTATTCATAGGGTTAGTCGTGGGGTCTATTGTAGGGTTACCTAAAACATCAGTATTACTTACCCTTAACCAACCTTTTACACTTGATTCAATAATATGCCTTTGACTTTCATAACATAGTTTTACAATAAAAGATAAATCTTTTGGGTCTTCATTTAAAAATTGTTTATTAATGATTGAAGTTAAAAATTCAAGTTTATCCTTGTCTTCTTTCAATTCATTAAAAACATCAAAATAACTTCTTAAGAAATTAAATGCTTTTCGTTTTGTTGGTTTCATATTATAATAAAAAGACAAAACCCCTAAAGAGCCATCACACATCTTTAAGGGTTTGTCGTGCTAATAAATTAGCAATATTTTCCTGTAAGTGATGGTTTACGTATGCAAATATACAAAAAAAATATAACCTGCAAAATTAATTGCAGGTTTTTATTAACAATTTTAGAAATTTATTTCTTTGCTTAATAAATATTTAAAATGTTTTTCTCTTGTATCTAAAACTTCTTCATTATTACCTTTAAAAATATTATCATATTTGATTAAAAAAGTATGTGCTTTTCTATGTTCTTTAATTGGTAATATAAAAAAATCATCTAAATAATCATCT